AAACTATGCAAAGCAAATTAAATCAAATCAAAGCCCTTCTAGGTATGAAACTAGATTTTGCAGAAGCACAATTAGTAGATGGTACTAAGATAGGTACTGATGCTGAGTCTTTTGCTGATGGTAGTTTAGTATATGTGATGGGCGAAGATGGGGAAAAAATCCCTTTGCCAACTGGCGAGTACGAAATGTCTGATGGCACTATGATGAATGTCGTAGATGGCGAAATTAAGGCAAAAGAAGAGCCAGAAGAAGCAAAAAAAGAGGACAAAGAAGAAGAAGAGATGTCAACTGATGAAGTAGCTAATGAAGAAGAAGCTAAAGAAGAAGTAGATATGTCGTCTTATGCTCTTAAAAGCGACCTAGTAGAGTCATTTGAGGTAGTATTTACTAAGATTGCAGAACTAGAGGCTAAACTACAAGAGTTTGAGTCTGTAAAAGAAGAGTTATCTAAGGTAAAAAAGATGTCAGCATCTAAGCCTATGAAACATACAATGTCAGCAAAACAAATGGTTGACGAAAATAAAGCAATTACTCAATTAAAATCAAGCGATAGAGTATTTGCAATCTTTAATAAAATTAAAAACAAATAAAATGGCACAAAATAAACATAATTTCGCTGCTCCTTTCCCAGATTTAACAACACCAGCTTATGCTGGAGAGTTAGCATTACCTTATATTCATGCACTTGTATTATCAGCACCAACAATGGCTGGTGGTAATGTAACAGTTATTGAGGGTATTAAGTATAGAGCTCAATTACCAGTAATGGCAACTGGAAATTTAATCCAAGCTGGTGCTTGTGATTTTGATACAGATACCACATCAACAACTTTATCAGATATAGCATTAGAGGTTACTGATTTAATGGTTAACCTACAACTATGTAAGAAAGAGTTTAAAACATGGTGGCAAGGTTCTCCATACACAATCAATAATTCAGTACCAAATGACTTGGCTGATGCATTATTGTTGTATGTAGCTAGTCAAGTACAAGCTGAAATGGAGAAAAACATTTGGGTTGGTAATGAAACTGGTTCTGGTGTTACTTTATTTAATGGATTGGTAAAGCAATTTCAAGTAAATGGTGGTACTATTAGTACTTTAGCAAGTTCTTTAAAAACTAAAGCAACCGTTATTGCTGGTTTAGGAGAGGTAATTGCAGAAATGCCATCTGAATTAGTAGGCGACTATGAAAATGTAAAGATTTTCGTAAATCCAGCTACTATTGACTTATACAACATTGCTATTGGTGAGTTAGGTGGTGGATATAACAATGCTACTTCTGACAATGGTATTATGAAGTTTAGTGGTTACGACTTAGTGTCGGCTCCAGGACTTTCATTTGGTTATGTTGTTGTAGCAAGACCACAAGACTTAGCTGTTGGTGTTGGTTCTGCAGACTCTGTTGAGTTAGCACAAGCTATTGATATGACACCATTAGATGGTTCTGACAATTATAGAGTAACTATGCGTTTTGCTGTTGGTACACAAGTTGCAAGACATCAAAACATAGATATACAGAAGTCGGCAGCCTAATCATAATAGAGAGAGGGTTTAAACGCCCTCTCTTATTTGTTAACTTATAAATAAAATATAATGGCTGGATGCACAATAACAAAAGGTAGAGGTTATTTTTGTGGTGGTCAAGTAGGTGGTATAAAGAAAGTATATTTAGCTAACTACTATGATGCAAACTCAATAACAGCTATCGCAACAAGCATAACTGCTGGTGCAACTTACGGACTCGTAAGTGATGTAACAACTGCTGGTGCTTTAAATTTTTACGAATTTGACTTAGATAGACAATCATCATCTTTTAACCAGACTATTGTAACTGGTAATGGTGGTGCTGTTGTGTATCAATCAGATTTAGAATTACACTTTTCTCATGACTCTGGAGAGTCTTGGGCTAGAATGCAAAATGTAGTAGAGGGATTGTGGCAAGTAATAGTATTAGATAATAATGGTAATTATTACTTATTAGGTACACTTAATGGCGTTCAAGTAACTGGTGGTACTTATGCACATGGTGGTGATGTAGCTTACGGAGATTATGTTGGGTATGTAGTTAATATGCAAGGTGCAGAACCTAAACCAGCATATAACTTTGGAGATTCAACACCATTTGTAGATACTTGGACTAGTGGAGAATTAAGTTTGTCAAGTTCACAATATAATCAAGACCAATCGTAATCTGTTTTTTTGGGTTAGTTATGTAGAGAGGGGTG